AGCAATAAGGAGGTGTGTCAATTTAAAATCAACAGGATGCACGAAATTCCGGCTAACCCGTTGAGTGACGCACAAGTGACGCACTAGTGACGCATGGAAATCAGGTTTTTCCCTTTAAAATCATAGGGATCACTACAAGTGACGCACTTAACCCTAAAACTTTCAATATATGCGCGCGCAGGCGCCCACACATGCACATGCGCACATTTCGATAACAATGGGAAACTGCGTCACTTATGGCTAAGTCTTTGAAATACAAGAGAACCTATAGAATAGGGTGCGTCACTTTCCCGGGAATTCGGGTTTTCCCCGCCGTCTGCTCATTTTTAGGCACCAACCATCGCGCGGGAATAACGGGCCGGAAATTTAATAGGCTCGGATATACCCATGGCGAACCCTGGCGCACGCGGTCGCGGGCGTCCTCCCGGCGCTCTCAACAAAACCACCGCCTCAGTAAAAGCGGCGCTCGAAGAAGCATTTGACGGCCTGGGCGGCGTCCAGGCGCTCATCCGCTGGGCACAGTTGGAGCCGACCGAGTTCTACAAGCTCTACGCCAAGCTCCTGCCGGTGCAGGTGCAGGCGGACATGAAGCACACCGGCACGGTCAACATCATGGTGGAGACCGGCGTGCCGCGCGCACCCGACGATCCGGTGAGCGATGGTGGCAAGGATGAATAGCGCTTCCGCCGCTGTGATCGAGCGCGTCAGCCTGGGCTATGTGCCGCACGAGTGGCAGCGCGAAATTCACCTCAAGCTGCGCCGCTTCTCTGTGCTGGTGTGTCATCGCCGTTTCGGCAAAACTTTCCTCGCCATTGCCACGCTGATTGACGCAGCGCTGCGCACGACGAAGCCGAACGCCAGGTTTGCCTATGTGGCGCCGTACCTGAAACAGGCCAAGCAGGTGTCCTGGGATTACCTACGGCGGTTCGCCTATCAGGTGCCGGGCGTCAAGGTGAACGAGAGCGAGCTTTCGATCTCCTTCCCGAACGGCTCGATGATCCGCCTCTATGGATCCGATAACGGCGAGGCGATGCGCGGCATCTATCTCGATGGTGTCGTGATCGACGAGGTTGCCGATTGCCGGCTTGAGACGTGGCCCGAGATCATCCGACCGGCCCTCTCCGACCGCAAGGGCTGGTGCCTGTTCATTGGCACACCGAAGGGCATGGACCAGTTTTTCGAGCTTTATGAGCGGGCGCGGCGCGACATGAACGAGCCCGGCTCGCACTGGTATGCCGGCATGTACCGGGCCGATGAGACGGCGCTGATCGATGATGAAGAGCTGGCGGATGCGCGCAAGAGCATGTCGGCCAACCAGTACCGGCAAGAATTCCTGTGCGACTTCACCGCGTCGGCTGACAATGTGCTGATTACCATCGACGCGGTGTCCGACGCGGTCGCGCGTCACTATCGCCGTGAAGAGCTTGAGGCGTCGGTGCGCGTGATCGGCGTTGACGTTGCTTATACCGGCGAGGACCGGACGGCGATCATTCGGCGCCAGGGCCTGGTTGCATGGCCCCCCATCGTGCTGGACAATGCCGACCCCATGGCGGTCACCGGGCGGCTGCTCACCGAAATTGCCGCGTTCACGCCTGACGCTGTGTTTGTCGATGACACTGGCGGCTATGGCTCCGGCGTCGTCGCCCGGCTGCGCGAGTTGGGCCATACGGTGGTGGGTGTGCAGTTTGGCGGCAAGGCCGATGATCCTCGCTATCGCAACAAGCGCACCGAGATGTGGATGCGCCTGCGCGACTGGATCATGGAGGGCGGCAAAATCCCGGATGACCTGTCGCTGAAAAACGATCTGGTGTCGCCCACGTACAAAATCCCATCGACCGGGATCGTGGAGCTCGAGCCGAAAGACAAGATCAAGGAGCGCCTTGGCCGCTCGCCGGACATTGCCGACGCGCTGGCGCTGACCTTCGCGTTCAACGTGCAGCCGCGCACGCTTCGCGGTGCTCCCAACCATCACGCCGTACAGACGGATTACGACCCGTTTGCGAGGTGATGGCGATGATGTGTTTGATCGGTGGCGGTGGTGGGCAGCAGCAGGCCGATCCGGTTTTGCCGCCCGAAACAGCGGCAATGCGCATGCCGGATAGTGCGGCGGTGATTACCGCGCAGGGCCGGCGCGCCAGTGATCGCGTCCGGTCTGGCGCCAGGACGATCCTGACCTCGGGAAGTGGCGTGAGCGAATTCGCCCCGACCGAGAAAAAGACGCTGCTTGGTGCGTGACGGCCAGGCCATGACCGAACCCGGCGACACCTCGATCCGCAAGCGAGCCGAGCGGCGCAAGGAAGCGCTCAAGGCGTTGCGCCAGCCATATGAGGACCAGTGGAAAGAACTGGCCGAGAATATTGCTCCCAAGCGGCTGCGCCTCACCCTGAATAAAGGGCAGGGAGCGAAGCTGCGCGGTAAGATCATCGACAGCACCGGATCGTTCGCGCTGCGCACGCTGGCCTCTGGCATGCATTCGGGCATCACCAGCCCGGCGCGTCCTTGGTTCCGCCTGACCACGCTCGACCCCGAGATGCGCGAATTCGGCCCGGTGAAAGCCTATATCGACGCCGTGGAAAAGCGCATGCGCGAGATTTTCCAGGGCTCGAACCTCTACAAGGCTTTCCACTACGGCTATGGCGATCTCGGGCTGTTCGGGCAGTCCTGTGGGATGCTGGTGGAGAACCAGCGCACCGCCATTCACATGAACCAGTTTCAGCATGGTTCGTTCTGGCTGGCGCGCAACGCCGATGGCATTGCTGATACGCTCTGCCGCGAATTCTCGTGGTCGGTGGAGCGGATCGTCGCGCGGTTTGGGCTGGATCATGTCTCCTACCAGGTGCGCCGGTGCTATGACCGTGGCGATTATGACCAGCCGTTCACGATCAACCATCTTGTCCAGCCTCGTCATGACCGGGCCCCCGGCAAGATCGACAAGCTGAACAAGCCGTTCGCCTCGGTCTATTGGGAGGAGGGCGCGACCGGGCTCGATGAGCGCGACCGGATGCTGGAGATTTCCGGCTTTGACGAGAACCCCATCATTGCGCCGCCGTGGGAACTCCCGGCCGAGGATCACTATGCGACCGGGCCGGGCGAGGAAGTGCTGCCCGATGTGAAGATGCTCCAGACCGAGCAGCTCGATAAGGCGCAGGCGATCCAGAAGATGCATAAGCCCCCGATGAAGGGGCCCACCTCCATGAAGAGCAACCCCGCATCCCTGCTGCCCGGCGCCATCACCTATGTCGATGATCCGACCGGGCAGGGGTTCACGCCTGCGTTGCAGGTGAACCTACGCATCGGGGAGCTTCAAGCGGATATCAAGGATGTGCAGAGCCGCATTGAGCGCGGGCTTTATGCCGACCTGTTCCTGATGCTCGCCAATATGGAAGGTATCCAGCCGCGCAATAATTTCGAGATCGCAGAGCGCAAGGAGGAAAAGCTGCTCGCGCTCGGCCCGGTGCTCGAAAACATCTATGGCAACCAGCTCGCCCCGGTGATTGCCCGCACCTATGCCATCATGGAGCGCCGCGGGGAGTTGCCGCCCGCGCCGCAGGAACTGACCGAGCAGCGGCTGGAAATCGAATATATCTCAATGCTCGCCCAGGCGCAGAAGGCCGTCGCCACCGGCGGGATCGAACGGCTGTTCGCGTTTGCCGGCAATTTAGCAGCGGTCAATCCGAACGTGCTCGACAAGGTCGATATGGATGAGGGCATCGACCAGTACGCCGAGATGATCGGCACGCCTTCTGGGATTGTGGTTTCCGACGACAAGGTGGCCGAGACGCGCCAGGTGCGGGCCGAACAACAGGCGCGGGCGGCGCAGGCGGAGAATACCGCCGCCATGATGCCGGCGGCAAAACAGGGTGCCGAGGCCGCGAAGGTCCTGGCTGAGACGGACGCATCGACGCCCGGCACGCTGCTCCAGAAATTGGGGATCGCGTAATGGGCGAGGCTGTGCGCGTCGATATTCTACTGGAAGCGGCGAACCTGACCAATGGTGACCGAGATCTGGAATATGGCCCGCCAGCGGTAAACCTCGCGGCGGCGGGCGAATTGAAGGCGGTGTTCCGCAAGCACCTGCGCCGTGCCATCTCCCCTGGCGAGATGGAAGCCATCGACATGGTGCTGACCAAGATTGGCCGCGTTGCCACGGGGCCCCGGACGAAGCGCGACACCTATGTCGACGGCGCTGCTTATTTCGCCATCGCCGGGGAAATCGCCGCCATGGAGAATCGTGATGGCTGAGCGCCCTCCTTTTATCTCCCAACCATCTGGCGGCGAGAACGATCAGGCGATGCTCGACTTGGAGGCGGTTCTGAACCTGCCCCAAGGGCGGCGGTTCGTGATGGCCGTCATCGGACGGTGCGGATTGTATCGATCCGCCCAGACGATGGACCGGGACGCCACGAACCACCGGCTTGGCGAGCAGAACATCGGCCTATGGCTGGTGGCGCAGTTAGAGCGGCTGGACCCGACTGCATATCCCCGGCTGATGCTGGAGCAGGCGAGGGACGAGAAAAAGGAGACGGTCCATGTTTTGGACGAAGGGTAAAGGCTGGTGGAATTCGCCCGTGATGGCGCCCGACGACGAGGGTGCCGGCGGTGGCGATACTGGCGCTGGTGCCGAGGGCGCCGATGCTGCCACGGTGCTGTATCCCGACGACAAGCCGGCTGGTGGCGAAGACGGCGCGGTTTCTGACGCCGGTATTGCTCAGAAAAACGCAACGGATGAAGCGAGCGACGATAGCGACGGAAGCGCCGACGAGGGTGCCAATGGCGCCGACGAAGGCGAGGGTGAATGGAAACCCTATGTCGATGACCCCGCCAAGACCAAGGAAGAAAACGACGCGGCCCGCCTCGAAAACGACCTCAAACA